TAACAGTTCATCAAGTTCATCATGGGACGACAACACATACAAACGCATGCACAATTTCCTTTCCAAAAATCTAGCCACAGGGCCAACTCTTCCATCCATACGACTAAAATCAGTTTCACTAACATTGCATTTCGCCGATTCACATATTTCGGCTACTCTAGCAGCTAGTTCCACAGGTTTCTTTCCAAATGCGTACCAGTCAAATTGTTTGATATAATCAGACAAAGCATACATGAATTTAGAATAGTCTCTTTTGTCCGTGCCATTGATTGTTGAAATCATGCGCGGATCATTGACATCTTCATAACATTCCCTCTTTTGGAATGATAAAGTCACATTAGTACGAGTTTCGTTCTCAGCTGCATCCAATATCCTCCGCTGGGTAGGCCGTTTCTGTCGTTCACGCAATTCCTCTTCACCATAAGGTTCCAAGAAATGCGACAAACCACCAGCCAACAACCCAACAAATTCATTGATTGCTCTAGCTACAATTGGAGTCATAGGTGTTGCATCAGCAACGTCCTCTATACGCTTGGTAACGGCCTTTTGGTCATTTCCACGCGTCATGGCAGGGGCAAAGGCCCCATCCACCAATGGGTTCATAAAAGAAACCACAGAGGGCTTAGCTTCGGCATCATATTCATTTCTAAAATCAATCCATTGATAAGTTCTAACAAAAGAATCAACAACGGAAATTACACACAGAGGCGGGGTAATTTGTGGGCGTTTCAAGTGATATTCCAAAAGAATTTCACATCCCACTCTAACATCCCCCATCTTGCCTTTAAGTGTTGGCAGGTTAATAGACACTTTGCTGGTTCGGACCACACTAGCCACTTCGTCATCAATACTGACTAGGGTGCTTGAACAAGAATATTCACCAACACGCCCAGTATGCATTAACAAAGTGGTAGCTTCATTAGTCACAAGACGGGTAAATCCGTTTCCTCCTTGGACAGTCAAACGTTCCAATTTAGTCCAAGAAAGCTGCTTCTTGGCAAACCATGAAGCAACCCCGACAAATTTATGCAAAGGTGTTAACAGCACCAATTGATGGTCGCTGTCCATTTGCCGACGTTCAACAGAAAAAGCTGAATACGTCCAGGGTATAAACCCTAACAATTTCCCTTCCGCCACCACCGTGTCTCCAGCATAATTCCAAATCTTATGGACATATTGCGCACCACCTGAAACTTTATAGTTCACTTCATCTTGAGCATTGAAAGTATATTTATACTCTCCCTCAGATTTTGCGACACCACTTGGCTGAAAGGTGTACAACAGTACTGGACGATAGTTGCGTTCGAGGAACTCCGGCATGTCAACATAATAGTCAACATCAACCATGGCCACGAGATCCT